ATGGCTAGTGCCTATAAACGAGGGAATAAGTGGAGAGCGCAGTTTGAGCTTTCAACAGGCCGCAAGACGAGAGACGGATTTAAAACAAAGCGAGAGGCACTCGCTTGGGCTGTAGAGGCTGAAAAGCTAGACAAAGAGAGACTATCGGATGAAATCCCTGATCGTCCTTTCAGCGAAGCTCTAGAGCGTTATCGTGATACCGTAAGCGTGACCAAGCGCGGACAAAAGTTTGAAATACGACGAATTGACCGATGGCTGGGCAACGGAGCGGACGACACAGACCCTTTATGCTTTATCTCACTGCAGAACCTACAAGCAAAACACTTTGCAGAATGGCGTGACAGACGCCTACAGCAAGTTGCTGTGGGTACCGTACTAAGAGAATGGAATGTCTTGTCAGCCATTTGCAGCGCCTGCTCAAAAGAATGGGGATGGCTAAAGGACAACCCCATGTCCAAAGTAAAACGGCCAGCAGAACCAGAAGCCAGAACAAGGCGATTATTACCAGGTGAGTTTGAACAACTCATGATCGCCACACAATACGACATAGACACCCCACCAGAGTCCAAAAGCGAACGAATAGGCGCTGCCATCGTCTTTGCTATAGAAACCGCCATGCGTGCCGGTGAGATTTGCGGCATCACATGGGAAGACGTAGATCTAACCAAGCGAACCGTATACCTACCCAAAACCAAAAATGGCAACCCAAGAACAGTGCCATTATCTAAAACCGCGGTAAAAGTGTTAGAACAACTTAAAACGCTTGAAGACTGCAAGCGCAAAGCCTTTAACCTAAAGTCAGATTCCCTTGACGTGAACTTCAGAAAGATTCGTAACAAGTGCCTGATTGATGATCTACACTTTCATGACTTAAGGCGAGAAGCACTGACACGACTCGCCACCAAAGTAGATGTGCTTAACCTAGCGAAAATATCAGGCCATACAGACCTAAGAATTCTGCAGCGCGTCTATTACGCACCAGATATGGGTGATATAGCACTAATGCTAGACTGATGGATATTAGTAGATGGGTTATAAAGTTAATTTTTTAGTATTATTTTCTAATACCTATGGTTAGTAAAATGCAACAGGATGTTAAATGGATATGAAAATTAGTAGCAATATAGCTTCATGTAGAAAAAAAATTGCAGAAGTTTTTGTGAGTCCAGTAAAAACACTTATAACTCTTTCTGCTATTTTAGTGGTTATTATTTTTTTCATTACAGCCTGTTGGGGATGGGTTAGCGATACCGTTTTTCCAAATACAAAACTAGGGCTATATGATAAAAGCTTTTGGGAGAACTTTTTGGTTGAAATGCATGGAATTGTTTTTGAACTATCCATCGTGGGTGTCTTAATTATTTGGCTGGATTCAAAGAGAAGTAAAAGCAATGATATAGCTAGGCTGAGAGAGGACCTTGATGATTTTTCGACTCTAGACTTCCCGGAAATTAATGTAAAAAAACTTGGTCACATTAAAAGATTAAATGCTCATAAAATTAAGGATATAGACGTTCAAAATTTGATTTTGAATCACCTTAAAGTAAAGGGGGTTTCTATAGAGGGGACTAGGCTGATAGGTCTGAAAATTATAGAGGGCTCTGTAATAAACTGCTTATTTAATTCTGTGAAGATGCGGTCTTCTAACTTTCAAGGTAGCACATTGAAAGGTACTAGTTTTATAAAATGTGACCTATTGAAAAATGATTTCACTAATACAATTTGTAAAGGGGTAAATTTTTCAGGTTCATGTCTAGAGCGAGCAAACTTTACTAATTCAAATTTACAGAGTGCTACATTTAGAGGGTGTGATGTTAGATTTATTAACTTTGAAGGAGCCAATCTAAAGCAGTCAAGTTTTAAGGATGCTGTTAATTTAACTGCAGAAATTCTGGTAAAGGCTGAAAATATTGATCATATCAAAGTTCCAATAGAAATAATGAACGAGTTGATTAAGCTACGTCCTGATATGAAGCAATATGAGATACAGGCCGGCAATTGAGGAATTTAACCTCCACACAGTTCATTATATGAACTGCTGACTGACAGCATGCCCTTAATGTAATTAAACTAGCAACAAATTAATGCTCAGTCAATATTAAGTTGACTGTTGATTGTGCGTGGCTCTACTAGCGCAAAAGGGTAAAACCTTTTACTGTAAAGGAAATGATAACAATGTGAAGCTGTTATACACAGCAGATTGCAGTGCAACCACACCTATAACAAAAGGGAAGTTATGGCTAACAACAAAACGAGACGAGTCTTCGGTCATATCCCAGGGACTACAGTAGGTCAAATTTTTAAAGATCGCGCCGCTTTAGCAAAAGCTGGTATTCATAAGCCAATCCAAGCTGGCATTAGTGGAAGCGGTAAAGAGGGTGCTGATTCTATTGTTTTGTCCGGTGGTTATGAAGATGACCAGGACGATGGCGATGTCATCATCTACACAGGTGCTGGCGGTCGAGATGAAAACACCGGTAAACAAATAGCCGATCAACAGCTAATAACCACCAATCTTGCCTTAGCCAGAAGCCATCTAGAAGGCTTACCTGTTCGTGTTTCCAGAAGCAACAAGCATAAAGACCCAAAATCAACAGCAAAGGGTTATGAATACGCAGGCTTGTACAAAGTTGATGACTACTGGCGAGAAAAAGGTCGCTCTGGTTTTTATGTGTGGCGGTACCGTCTTATAGCCTGCGATGAACAACCTACTAAAGAAACACCTAGCGAACCATCGAACGACCATGGTGAAACCAAGCGAGTACAAGCCACGGTCCAGCGTATCGTTCGAGACACCAAAATAGCCAAGCGCGTAAAGCAGCTGCACAACTACCAATGCCAAGTATGTGGGATTGCGTTACAAACCAGCGCCGGGTTATATGCCGAAGCGGCTCACATTAAACCACTAGGCCAACCACACAACGGGCCTGATGTAGAAAGCAACATCCTCTGTCTTTGCCCCAATCACCACGTACTGTTTGATAACGGCGGTTTTACTATTGCTGATGACCTAAAGTTGATCGGCATGGAGGGTGAATTGAAGATAGTCAAAAAGCACACAGTTGATCTAGCGTTTATCCAGTATCACCGAGAACATTACCAAATTAAGGAATAGTCCTTGATTGGGCTATTAGAATTATTTTATAGATCAGGTTTTTTTAATTTCTAATTTTGATGAATGAGAATATATTTTATGAGTGGGTATCAAAGGGAAACAATACTTCTTCTTTCAGTTCATGATATGGCTTGTGGACATTATTTATCAAAGGCTGAAGCTGTTCTAAAAAATGAAATAGAAGTGGATTTTGAAAAGGATTTCAATGAAATTAATTATATTTTAGAAATTTATAATATTAAAGAATATATCGAAAACAATGTTTATCTTAAATCTTGGTCTCAATCAGAAATTGACGATTTCAAAGTCAAGGTTAAAGGATACGGAGTGCATATAGGGAGGTTTTTTTCGAAATTTAATGATGAGGATGTTCTTTCATTTTTTGATTTTTTGATTTTTGATTATGAAAAAACATTTTGGAAGTTGATTAATGATCATAAGGTTTATAAAAAAATATCCCCGGAAAAAATTGAGATTATGTTAAATAGATCACCCCGTCAAATCGATGAAATTTTAAAATATAAAGATTTGGTTTCTAGATATGGAGATGTAATCTATAATTTTTTACTGTCCTATAGTAGGTCTGCTGAAATACTGCTTTCAATATATGAAGTAGAAAATAAATTAAATAAAGTTGAACTTTACCTGCCAAAAAAATTAAGCAATAACAATAAAAAAGATATTATATCTGATTATATTGATTCTGAAGACTGTAATTACAATTACTTATCGATAATACAAAACTCTAAAAAGAGTGATGAGTTTAGGATGTCAGATAAAATTAGGTTGAAGGCCAAGAGAAAAAAGGGTGAAGAAAGTTCAAGGTTTTTTAACGATAAAACCAATAAATCGGTTTTAAAATATGGCGTTTCAATTAGTTATATTGATAATGCTGTGGCTATAAAAGAATGTAGACCTGAAGGTTTTGTTTTTCATTATTCATATGATATGAAATATATTGAAAGAAATTCTAGTCCTTACTTTCTTTACTTAAATTTCAAATATCTTTTTGAATATATAGATCATTTTAATAGAATTAATCTAATTAGTAAGCGAAGTTTGGTTGGTCTTATGGAAGGTATAATGGGAGTGCGCTCAAAAAGTGAGTACTTTTATGGTATCGCATTTAATCAGCTTCAAATGTCATCTCAAGCGCAGATTCATACTTACTCAGATGTTTTAAAAACATTAGGATATTCTTTAGAAAATATTTTACAGTTTGTATATACATCATTTTTTTCTAATTGCTATGGTTATGCAGATAATGCGAGCTTAACTATGCCGACTGAAAGTGCTTTAGCTTTAGAAAAAGTTCGAACATTAGCTCCTGAATTAGAATCAGTCTTAAAGCAATATAAGTTGTTTGTTGAAGAGGGAGAGATAGATTTTGAACTTTTACAAATTTCGTCTGGACCAAGTTCTATGAGAGATATACCTAGCTTAAATGAAATGAAGTATATTTATGTTGATGAAAAAAGCACTATAGCTACTTCATGTTTGAATCTTTTTTTCTCTGACCAAACAATGTTAGCGTATGTTGAGCCATTTAAAGAAAAAAAATACGGTACATTTTTTGACTTATTATCTAATGAAAAAAGTGTTTTATTCTCATCGTACGAAAAGTATCAATTACCTAATATTAACTATTTGATAGATAATAATCATATATATATTGATGAGTTAGGATTTTTAAGGCCTGTTAATATTAATCGTATTCTTATTCTAAAGGATTTACATGATAATGAGGCTGTTTCTTTCTATCATTACCCCATAGATTTAAGAGAAGAAGTAATAAAAATGATTAGTGATGGATTAGTTTTTTCTAAAAGTACCCTGTTTTCAAAGCCAGAACAAGATTATTTTAACTACTACCTTAATAAAAGTGAATTTACAAATGGGTTAGATTTAAGGAATAGTTATCTTCATGGTACTCAAGCTAATCCATCTAAAACTGAACTTCATGAAAATAATTACTATGTTTACATGAAGCTTCTTGTTCTTGTTTTATTGAAAATTGAAGATGATCTATTTATTTTTAGAAATCTTGTGAAGTAGTTGTATTCGAATGATTTTTTTAATATTCCTAAAATAATATTAAAAAGAGAAACTAAGTTGATCTATTCAATTAATAAATTTGAAATGAAAAATGAAGCTGCTATTAAGAGTGAAGTGAAAAATCATATTGTTAATGATTAAATGTTTATTAGTATTTAATTTGACATAAAAAAACCGCCCTTTGGCGGTTTTTTTGTGTCTGTTGTAAGTCAATTCAATGTGTCATTTTCTGAGCCAGTGCCCATGCCATTACGTCGCTGGCGACCCAGCGCCAGTTGGTGCGGTTTTCTGATCCACCGACGTTGCGTGCTTTTGGAAAGGTGCGTTTGCAGGCTACGTCACCCATGAACTTCTTCTTTGATAGACCAAGATAGGCGGCGCATTCGTTTGAGCCCCAAAGGGTTTTGTTGTCTGCTACTTTTGGTTTGCTTAGCGTCTGAATCAGTTGTTCTAGTTTTTCAGCTAGGGCGCTTTCGGCTTTTGTTTGCATTGGTGTGTTTGAGTTTTCCATGATCGCATCCTTTGTTGATTGGAGTGATGAAGTAATATCTTGTCTTATTAATATGAACCAAAAGTACACATATTGTAAAGTACTTTAGGTTCATTTTTTTCGAGGGCAATAAAAAACCGCCCGAAGGCGGTTTGATTTGAGGGTGTGTTTTGTTCTACAGAAGAACGGAGTACCAAAAAACGCGACCAATTATTCTAACGTCTTGAGCAGATTCACCACTCAGTTCTTCATCTTGTACATCGGGGTTCGCAGAAATAATTCTGATACCGTTGAAAGGTAATCTGTATAGGTACTTCACTCGAAGAAGCCCACCATGCTCAATTGCGTACATTTTACCGTCTTGGATTTTTACCTGACTCGTATCAATTCCCACTGTTGATCCGCCAGGTAATACAGGTTCCATACTGTCACCAGTAACCTTGCAGCATGCAACTGTATCCGTTGATACACCTGCTTTGTGTAGAGTTGATAAGTTGAATCTTAATTTATGAGTTGAGATTTCTTGCACGTTAGAGAATCCGTTTCCTGCCGCCAGTTCTACTTCACTAAAAAAGGGTACTTCTACTTCATGAGGTTCGAGAGGGGTGTCACTATCCCATGCATCAGCCGTATGAAGATTGTAGGTAGAAGTATTTTCTCTAACTTCATCAGAAATGATTTCTCCAGTCCCGTATTCTAACCATTCCGGTCTTACACCAGTGGCGGAAGCGATCTGTAAAACTTTTTCCCTTCTTGGTTGTGACTCCCCATTAAGCCATTTGTTTGCGGCTTTAACTGTTGTGCCTGTTTGTTTTGCAAGCCATACACCCGCGCCATGACGCTTAACGTCTGCAAGTTTAAGAGCCTCTAAAAGTCTTTCTGGAAACGACACGCAGCCACCTTTCAATAAATGAACCAATAGTTCAATTGTAAAACATACTTGCGGAATTTTCGGTTCATATATAATATGTACTTAAAGTTCATAATTTGGAGGTAAAAATGAACTCAATGAAAGAGCTTATTAGTTGTCTTGATGGTGGTGTTCCCACGGCGGCCAATGTTTGTCGTGTGAGTGTAAGAGCCGTTTATAAGTGGATTGAAAAGAACCGCTTGCCACGAACCGAATACACCAATGAAACAACCTATGCAAAAGAGTTAGAAGCAGCCAGCAATGGCAGTGTAAGAGCTTCTGATTTTCTGCAACAAACCAAGCATAAGCAATCTGCTTAATCACAAAAACATTTGATTTTCTGGGGAGAAAATGACGATGGATTACTTTCAGCAATCACTTCACGATTTGGTTCACCAATCTAATCAGTCTTCTAAAGACATTTCGGCCGCGTTGGGCATGAGCCACCAGGTATTGATCAACAAGGTCAATCCGAACAACACGGTCAACAAGCTAACCGTTCATGAGCTTCACGCCATTCAATTACTCACCGGAAACGATGTGGTGCTTCGCGCCATGCAGGGTTCCATCATCTTGTCGGCCTTAAAAGACGCGCCTTGCTCCATCGTGGAAGCGGTAGTGTCCAACGGCAAAGAATGCGGAGACGTGTTTTCTGCTGTGCAGGAAGCCATGGCGGACAACCGTTTAACAGAGCGTGAGCGCAGCAAGATTTTGAAAGAAATCCGAGAAGCGATTGCGTCATTACAACGCACTGAATTGGCGGTGTTGGCTCATGGCCAAGTATGAGGGAGGAACGATGAAACGAACATTTGAGCAAGGCGCTGCTGCCTATAAAGCAGGAGTGAAAATGTGTGAAGTTCAACAAGAGGTTTTGGCAAACCCTGCGGAAAACCATGATTGGTTAATGGGCTTTTTAAACGCTCAAAACGAAGCAGTGGCCTCGTTAGAAGTGCGATATGGTGCCTTGTTGGAAAAACAAGAGGTCTTTATCTGCAAGCTAGAGCAACAGTTAGAAAAGCTGGTTGTTGAAAATATGGCGCTGGCATCACGCTTAAAAATGGCTGTGGTGTTTAAGGCAGAACTTCATTGAGGTGCTTATGGAATACGTTTGCGCCAACTGTGGCTGGGAAGGGCCAAAATCCAAACTTGGAAAGTCGCTGACCTTGATAGGGGCAAAAGACGAGTTTTGCCCAACGTGCGGAAAGGCGGACTTTTTAGTGAATGAAACCGAGTTGGAAGAGATTGTGTTTCACCAAACGAAAGGAGAGGGAACATGCCTACCACAACGTCTATTGAACAATCCTACGAGCAGTTAAAAGCCTTTGTTCGTAAATGTCCGCCAGTGCCAATACGGGCAGCGATTAATAAGTCTTGGGTATCCGAAAAAGCAACATTAGAGGCGATGAAACATGACCGCACAACCAGTAAACGCACCACAAATTGATGCCGTTTTATTCTCGTTTACGAAAACGGAAATCAATGTCATGCGTCTTATCTCGGCTCACTGGCAAAAGATGTATGCCTGCCACGAGATCGATAGAGGCGAGCCAGTAGGGTTGACCTTATACAGCGTTTGGTCCCCTTCATTCACATTAGAAAAGCTATCCCAACAGCCGAGTTTTAGAACGGATCGGGTTACTTCTGAATGTTACGACGTGGGCAGCATAGGCGCGCAAGTGTCTTTCCCGCTTTGTACTTGGGAGTTGGACATGCTTAGTGCCATGGTGAACTTTGCCGTTCACGGAAAACTAAACCGCTTTTTGCTCACTGGTAAAGGGGTCATGGCGGATGTAGTCGGGCAGCACTTTACTCAGTCTTGGACGTGCAATAGCACCGCCATTGCCGTGGCAGAAAAGTTGGATTTATTGCGCAGTGTGGCGGGGTTGTTTTCTGGTCACAGTGGGTATGTCTTTGCTTTGCAGAGGGTAGAGCGCTTGCAAGGAGTCGAAGCAGTATGAGCAGTACCTTGAGTTATTGGAGTCGCCCACAAGTAGAGCAGGCAATCCCGCCAGCGCCAGCGGGTTTTATGTGGCCTTATGAGTGTGAGCAGTGGCGCCGTAAACAGCTGGAAGGTTTAAGTCGTGAAGACGCTTCTGTTTTTCGTGAGCGTCTTCAGGAGTTGGACAAAACAAAGGGCTATATCAAAGCCAATGCTTGGCTTTCACGTTCGGTTGAACGCTTTACGTTACTGGAAAAACTGGCCGTTTTGCGCCCTGTGGTTTCTGGGGAATTTGAGCGACTGTTAAAGGAAGTCGGTAATGATATGGCCATGGATTGGTTGCGTGACGTGGTAAAGCGCTTGCACTACTGCGATAAGTTGATTACGGAACTGGACGGCGAGGAACTTCATCGCTGGGCAGCTGAGAAAAGTAATTACTTTGAAGTGGAAATCTATGCCATTGGTACCCAAGGCACCCCAAGTGCGGTGAAAGCCTTTATAGCATTGCAGCTTGAGCAAGTGGGTGCCACGTTTGACCACTGGGATGATAACGACAGAGTAGCGGGGCTCGCCGCGCGGATGATCACCAATGAATGGTGGGTTCGCCAAGCCAAGCGCCAATGGATAGTGGTGGAAAATGTGCTGAGAGAATGCGGCCAGGTACACCGCTATAAGTCGCCTTATGTGTCTTGGTGGGCGTTGGGTAAAGCGGAAAAACAAGCCGCAAATAACAAGGCATTTTTGGACGGCTGGGAAGCGGTGAATGATTTGGGGCAGTCGTTCACGCTGGCCGAATTATCGAAAAAGGGCGTATCTGACCCAGATAACCGCTTTGCGGAAATGGTCGTTAGAGCAAAGGGTATGGAAGAAATCGCCGACGAATTAGGCCACGATGGTTGGTTTATCACACTGACGTGTCCTTCCAAGTATCACCCTATCTCACGCGGTAAACGTAACCTGAAGTTTTGGCGCGCAGGCAGCCCCAGCGTAAGAACCGCACAAAAGTATTTGAACTTGGTTTGGCGTCGTTTCCGTTCTTGGTGTAATCGCCACGAGATTCCTTTTTATGGTCTGCGAACAGTGGAGCCACATCACGATGGCTGCCCACACTGGCATCTAATGTTATGGACCGACCCAAAACACTCGAATGACTTTTTACGCGCCTTTGCCAAGTACGCCTTGCAGGAAGATGGCAACGAACAAGGGGCGAAAAAGCACCGCATAAAAGTGAGAAAAATCGACAAGGACAAAGGGTCTGCTGTTGGTTACATCGTCAAATACATTTCTAAAAACATTCACGGTAAACACGTCGATACAGACCATGAAACAGGGCGCAGTGGTAGTGACGCGGCCAAGCGCATTGTGTCGTGGGCGCGCTTGAATCGTATTCGTCAGTTTCAATTTCTAGGCGGTGCCAGTGTAACGGTGTGGCGAGAGTTGCGCCGCTTAGGGAAAGACAAAGCCCCCAAAACCTTTGCCGACATTTACCACGCGGCCAACCGGGCGGACTTTGGCGGGTTCGTCAAACTCATGGGCGGGGTGTTTGCTGGCAAAAACCAAACCCTGAAAACCCACTACAGCGAGCCAGAAGAAAACCAATATGGGGAAATGGTGAAGTCGGTGAAAGGCGTGGCAAAGGGGATTGATGTGCTGATCACTCGAATTTACGAATGGACAGTGCGTAAAAAAGGGTCTTTGGCTTTGGAGGACGGCGAAGCCGTCCCTTGGACTCGTGTCAATAAGTGTACGGGGCCGAATTTCGGCCGGAATTATGAGCCAACCAAATATGGTGGAGGTGGCCAATATGTCAGTCCGGGTTAAATGCCCTAGGTGTAAAGGCAAAGCGATCATTACCAACAGCAATGATCTCGCAAAAGACATAAAAGACGTGTTTTACAAGGAGCTTTACGTGCAATGCATAGGTGAGGGCGGCTGTGGTGCGCGTGCCGTTTTTGGCATGGAATTTAAGCACTACATCAACCCACCACAAACCGACGTTGTCAGCATGGCGCGGAAGATTTTAGAGCAGCAAGAACAACTGGACATAAAAGGGGTGTGAGCGTGGCCAAAACCGACCAAGCCAAAGCCGATAAGAAGCGCCAGCAAGACAAAGAGCGCCAGCGTGCCAAGCGCCAACGGGACGCGGAAAAAAATTCGTCACTCGGTATTCGTGAATATCGAGTGACATTATCCCAAACCGAGGCGGACGCACTGACCGACCTGTGCGCTTATCGGGGCGGTGTTGAGCCATACGGCGCGGCGGAATTCATCGCCACTTTGATACGCCGCGACAAGCAACGAATGGAAGACGAAAAAGCGCACCTTGGAACATGCGACTTTTGCGGCGAGCCATTACCAACGGGCTGCAAAAACGGCCTAGGCATACCGAGACTGAAAGGCGTGGAAAAATGTTTTTACACGCGAGACGAAAAGAAACTAAGGCTATAAACCAACCGCGTGACACGTCACGTTTTTAAAAATTAACACTAGGGAGAAATGGCAATGGTAAAAATGGGTGATCACACCGTAAAGGATATTAAGCACGAAATAGAGCAAGCCGCCGAGTTTATCGGCATGGTGAACTTTCACATCGAAGATGAAACCGCGAGTCATTTTGTTGATATGGCAATGGAAAAAGCAGAAAAAGCTTTGTCATTGTTAAACACTCAAAAATCAGACAACGACACACCAGAGCCACGGTGTAGTGATTCCGCAAGTGGCAAGCACATGTCTTGGTAGGGAGAAACTACAATGACCGACAACCTAGAAATCACCATCGAACAGGCTCAAAAAATCACCCTTGGCCAAGTGGACAACGGCACCCTTGCCACCGCGGTGACCTGTGCCGATAGCCTTGCCATTGTTCGCCACGGGCGCGTTGAATCGTACCTGGTACCGAAACATACCATTGATGAACTGTTAAACCGACTCGCCATCATAGAGTGTGAAAACAAACACCTATTGGGTGAGAAAGTGTCACAGTCCATCAAGGTACCAACCCTGAGTTATGCCACCTTGGGCAACGCCTTGTCTAAATCGTCTTGAAGTTGTTCTAGGTGCTCGGCGATTACATGCTGAGCTTCTTCGGGGAGGGCTGCAATGTCCTCAAGTGTTACTTGTTTGAGGTCGTGCAAAAGCAAAATGAAATGTTCCATGATCGTCTCCTTGATCGGTTAATACCCATTCCTTGGGTACCTAAAAGATTAGATCGATCTGATCAAAAAGTAAACAGGAGAATCAAAGCTTGAATATCAAGAAAACTAAGACTACCATTCAAGGGCGCTGGCAAAATCCAGCGTCGGGATTGGCATTCTGAATTCACAGCGGACACATACCGCGTACGCGGTTTTTTTGTGTCTGGCGTATAGCTTCCTGTTATGGGTGAGCTGTGCGGGGCGCATTCGTGCGCGCCAGCCCTGTGACTGGTATGCCAACCCGTATAGCTTGCCCACCCTAATTGGCATTGGGGTGAGCAATTAAATAGCTTTCACAGGAGATAAACGCTATGGAAAATCTCACAATCCTTTCTAGAAATGTTCGTGTTCATGATGAACTCTATTCTCTAAATGACCTTCATAAGGCATCTGGTAATGAAAAGCGACATGAACCAAATCGATTTATCCGAACTGAAAAAATTAAAGAATTAATACAAGAGATTGAGTGTTACCCAGAAATGGGTATCAGTGTTAAAGCTGTTAGAGGTGGAGCGAATAAAGGCACTTGGGCTTGTAAAGAACTGGTCTACGCTTACGCTATGTGGATCAGTCCGAAATTCCACCTTCATGTCATTCGCGCCTTTGATCAGGTCACAAACCAACAGCCCAAAGCAACCAACCTAAACCTAGACAACGTCATCTCGGACTTGCCCATTGGCACACGTTGCCTACTGTATGTGGACGAAACAGGCACACACATGATGCCCATACACAACAAATCCCTAGTCAACATAGAAACCGTTCGACACATCCAGCGAGACGCCAAACTGCTCAAAAACGCAGTGGACGACTTCCGCCACCGGCTCATGGCCTTATCAGGTGAATACAGCCTAGAGAAATTGAAACAACCCTTGCTATAAAACGAAAAACGCCCCTGTGATGGGGCGTTTTGGTTTATCTGTGCTTCTCTTGAAACTCTATTAATTGTTGTTTTTTCTTTGGGCCGATTCCACGACGTTTAATAAACTCATTGGGGTCAATTTCCAGACACTTTTCAATAGTGGTGTAACCTTCAGCGAATAATTCCCATGCAGCGGGTAAACCAAGCTGAGACAGTTTTGAAGCAAACCATTCTTGGCCATGGGTTAGGCTTGCATCTTCATCAAGTTCGCCAAAGTATTCTTCCATGAATATTGGGTGTTCAGAAAGATAGTTATCTATGGCGGTAATCATTTGATCGTCTGATAATTTGGATTCGACAATTTCACGAAATCCGATCAGGTTTGCTAAAAATTCGTCTGGAAGGTCTGGCTCATCCCCAATAGTTAGCTCTAACCATGAATTATCTTGCTTAAACTTCTTAGGTAGTGACTTATATTCATCATTAGAAAAAACCTTGTAAGCTAATTTTAATTCTTCTAAAGGGGTTTGGGGGGAAGCATCGGGTACAAATTGCCATGCAAGGGTTTTGAACTCCGCTAAGTCCATTGCATCAGAAAGTAAGTCCGAAAGTTTATCTAGCTGTTTCTCTGTTAAGTCGTGGTTATCATAAAGATTGTCTTGGGCTTCCTCGCAAGAGAGTACAAAGTTACGAACATCCTCTTCAGTTTCGAGTTCCTTAACCATCTGGCGTGCTTCTGTTTTTGTGGTGGGAGTGGGAACCGAAGTAAAATTTGTCTTACTTGATAGGTTGTTTGTATCTGTGCTTCTAGTAGATTGACTATCAATGGAAAGAGTGTTTCCACTGGTGCTAGTTGGTGCAAAGACAGTGGTTTGGACTTGAGTTTGTGGGGCTACACTTTTCTTTTTTAGCTTACTATTATTGTCAATGCCAACATAAACAAACAGACAAAAAACGATGATAAAACCAATGTAACCAAAGAAATATCCAGCAATGAGGCCAAAGAATAGCGCCATAAAAAAGATAGATTTTTTACTCATGGGTTCCTTGGTCTTCTTGTATTCTTCTTTTGCTGAAGCGAGAAACCCTGTTTTTTTCTCGTTGGGCAATGTGTCGGCCTTTTGATGGTCGAATGGTTGCCATGCTGGAGCATCGCTGTTTTCTGCGAGTTCCATATTATCAAAGCGGAAGGTCTTTTCTTCGTCTGATGCAAAGCACTTAGCGTAAACAGTATATTTATCTACTTTTAACGGCATGATAGTTCGACGGCTACCTGGTGAGCTTCCTCCATGATAGATGATTTCAAATACTTCACCGGTTTTTAGTTCAAGCGCTTCTTGCATCATCCGACGCATATCTGAGTGTTCCATATATCCTCCTTAATCTAGCAGTCAGTTGAATATAGGCTATTTTTAAGAGCGTGACACGTCACAATTTTACAAAATCGACATTTAGAGTTGAGAGAAGAGATCATCATAAAAGGTACTTTAAAATTAAAGCTTAAAGTATAAATATGATGAAGTTTTGAAGGAAAATGCTAAAGTATCAGAGATACTCTTAACTATTATTAGACAGGTTTTTATTAAATGTGGAATTACATAGATAAGCTTCTTGAAAAAATTATGACCATTGCATTTTCTGTTGTTGTTACAGTTTTTTTGTTGACAAATATTAATAATAAGCAATGGGGAGCTATATTAGTTCAAAAGGATAATATATCTATTCATGATGAAAGTATTAAAAGCCTAGAAAGAGAGATAGCAGATATAAAATCAGTGATTAGTGAAGAATCAGGAGCTAAGAGCCTTGATGTTTCAGGGAGCATAAAAACTTTAGAAATGAGTTTTCTGGTACTTGAGGAAAAAAATAAAGAAGTTATGTCGATACTTAGAGATGACCCTGAAACATTAGCTACGATAAGAGAAATAAATGTAAAATATGATCGTATCTTAAGCGATCTTGATAAAATTGATAATAAAGTTATACGTGCTGAAGATAAAATTTACTCTGGATTTTCATCAGATAAGACACTTTTATGGACATTGGTTGTGGCTATTATAGCTATGTTTCTTCAACAGATTTTTTCTAAAAGAAAAGAAAGCAAATAAAATATAATTTTTCTTGAAAAATATGTCATTCCGAGTTTACCGAAACATACTATTCGAAAGAAAGTCATAAAACACTGTGCTCGAAGTTTAAAAAAAGAACTGGGGTGCATCATCATTTCTAAAGAAAAACGCCTCAGTGATGGGGCGTTTTGATTGAGGTAAGCGGGTGCAACATTTAAAGCTTCTATTTAGTTTTATTTCTCATATTACATTGTTTGATTTTAGCTACAAATGCAACCCCACTTCGGTCATAAGGTAAAACCACTGAAATATCTGTGGCTAATCGTGGATCGCTCATCATATCAATAAAGCTTTGAATACCTTCAATAAAGTCATTTACTTGATCAAGCGTAAAGCTCACTTTAAGAGGTTCTTTATCTGAAACTGTTAATAAGTCTGAATGCGCAAGTACCTTGTTGCGCCAATCTTTAATGCCAGAGTCAATGTAAAACTTTTTTAGCGTTTCAAACTTACCCTTTAATAATTCTGATTCAGTTTGTGCAATGAATTGGCAAAGTGACAAGTTTTTTTGTTTCCCCCAATTACTCGCTGCTGGGTCCATAAGCGTTGCAACTTTGATACAAATTCTCTCTAAATATGCCTTTTGAATTAACGGGAAGACAAAACTATTAAATTCATTTAGTTCATTACAGCTTTCATCCTCTCCAAACAGTTGCATGTAAAGCGTTAAATCAATACAAACATTTGAAAAGACGCTCTTGAGAACCTGAAGGTCTTCTTGATTAACATCTAATAAGTTAAAGTCGAGAGCGTTCATTGGATCTAAATGTTCCATTGAAGGGTTTTCCTTAAAAAAATCTTCCCACGATGTCGTTCTAGCCATGCAATTACCTTTTAAATATGCTTAATCAATATCTATACTATTAACTCTTTTTCCTTGGCTCATTTACTAGGGCGCCTTTGATCAGATAACAAACCAACAGCCTACAACAACTAACCTAAACAACATCATCTCAGGCTTGCCCATTGGCACACGTTGCCTACTTTATGTGGACGAAATGGGCATACACATGATACCCATACACAACAAATCCCTAGTCAACATAGAAACCGTTCGACACATCCAACGAGACGCAAAGCAATGCGAATCCGTTTAAAAGCTCTTGGGTTGGTACCAAGAGAAGAGTTGGAAGCTTAAAAGTATTGGAAGTAAATTTTCACATATTAAAGGGGCCAAAGTGGCCCCTTTTTATTAGTAGTTTCTATTTGCTCCACTCGTCAATAATGAACTGCGATACATCAGGATGTGCTAAGCCTTCCCAAGCAGCACAGTTAGTCGTTGCGTTAACAACGATTAAAGAATCGTTTCGATCCATAGCTGCCCATAGCGTGTTTTTAACTTGTAATTCTGAATATTGTGATTTCAAGTACCAAAGAGATTTTTGGACTTTTGCCCAGTCTCCTAGAGACTTTATAGCTTCATGAGTTTTTGTATAGTCTTGACCTGGTGAATTCAAGTCATAAGAAATAAACAGATTGTTCATAGTCGTGTTTCCTGTATTAAATTTCAAAATTTACACAAGAAAGCTTGAAGGCGTTACTATAAGACCCTATCCTAACGGTTCCTAAGCGCAGTTAGATCTTGGAGTATTCCATTGTCTTTCTTGCATCGAAGGCCTCTAAATTGAGGCCTTTTTTATTTGTAAACCACGTATATCAAGGCTTACAAGAATTATTTTGATGCTCAATGGATTCAAAATCAAGGCTTGAAAAAAACGCAAAAACCAGAAAGTTACCATAACTAAGTGGTTACTAACCTTTCTTGCTTGATCATTCTTTGAACAGCAGTTTAGCAACCGCAGAAAAGGTTTTTTTTCACAATTTTTTATGGTCACAATGTGATGATTTTTATTGCACGGAAAAAGCTCACAAATCTCGATCAATTTGAAATTATCAAACATCTCCAACCCCAAAATCACTCACTAGCACCTGACTCAACTCTGGCCCTGCCAATCTCACCAAAAAGGGTCTTACACACGGGTCATTTATTAGTGCTTCTACTTGGATCAATGATGCAAGCGTGACACGTTACAAAATTGGAATTTAACAGCACTATTTGATCGATATAAACATAGTAACGAGAGGGTTTCTGTCTTCAGGATCTTGAGCAATATCTAGCCTATCGAAGCCTTGGCTTTCATAAAGGCGAATTAACTTTTCGTTATTTTCACACTCTAGGATGATGGTTCTACCACCCACTAAAGCTTGAGCCTGTTTAATAACAACAAAGACATCAGCTAGAATTTTCTCTAAATCAATTGGGTTATCTGCTATGGACTTGTTTTTACCGATTTGGCCTATTAGATAGGTGCTGACAGTATTGTTTTTGGCTTTGAGCTTTTTTGCTCTGCTTTTAGATGTGTCTGGATGTATCTTGATGTCTTTGAAAGTGACGGTAAAGTAGGCCAGTAAAAAGCCGTTGTCATCTAAAATAAGGTGTGTGTTGCCTGTGCCTTCTTGTTCGAAGCGAATGGCTTTGTTTAATAAAAAGTCTTGGACGTCGTCATTTGGTGGGCAAGTAAAATCAGCAAAAAGGGCAAGTGCAATTTCTTGCCCTGTGTCAGGATCGGCTAGGATTTCTGAGAGAGATTGAAGCGTCGTGCTAATAGCTGTAATCCTTTTTTGCTTTCTGCTTTTAGGTCTTTGTCTTCAACATCCACTAAGCGTGGCTGTGCAACAGCCTTCATAAAGCGTTTTGAAGATTCTCTATCCTGTATGACAAAGCTTTTGTCGAATGATGTAGTAGCCATTTGAAACTCACTTCCCGAATCGGGATTTATCAAATTTAATACATAGTATATTACTAACGTAGGTATGCTTTCTAATTGAATAACCTAATGGCTTTGATTCGTTTGATATATCTTTGTCTATCTTTGTCTAACTCTTTCTATCTTTATCTGTATGGAAGGGTAGTCTTAAACATCGATTTGTTCAACATCCCCAACCCCAAAATCACTCACTAGCACCTGACTCAACTCTGGCCCTGCCAATCTCACTAAAAACGGCCTCACACACGGGTCATCAATCAAACCAGCCAGCTTAAATGACTGCGCCATTTGCCTGTGTGTGTCGTACATACTTTGTACCATGGTCACTTCATTACTGATCATACCCAGCATGGTGGTTAAGTTACTGCCTAGTTCGGCGGTGACTCTATCCAACAAGTCTTCAAAGTCGGCTTTATCCATAGTGCCCGAATCAAAATCTGTTATCCCTTGGTCCAGTTCATTCAAAATGTCGCTCGATGTCGCGAGCAAGTCATCTGTTGCGCCTGCGGCGGTACCCATGATGGTGTTGATGTTGGCACAACTGTCTGGCACATCATTCAAATAACTGTCTACAGACTTCACCGCACTGGCCACTTGTAAGTCGTCCAGTAAAGAATCCAACCGTGTTTGTACATGGGCGTTTAGCGTGTTGGCTCCCGTACCGTAATTGAGCAGGGCGTTTTGGCAGTTGGTGACTTTCGTGGCATCGGGTAGCGTAGGGTCAATAACCGTTTCCCCTTCCACGGGTAAGTATTTATCAAGCCGCGTGCGTAAGGTTCCGCACTGGCGATTGGTCGCGGTGGCCTTGCTCATGGTCACGCTTTCAAATGGGCTACCTGCGGCAAATGCATTAAATGCTCCTTTGCTGAAATTAAGCCCCATAACAAAACTCCTTCATCCATCCATGTGAATCACTATCACTTAATAGCTTACTGATAGCTCTGAAATCAAAAATGATCGATTGGCATAAATAGAAATAAGCCCTTTTATTTAGAGGGTTCATTTTTAAACCAATATGATTGAAATAGGAGATCATAATGATATACCGAAAAGTTAACCTTAATAGCTTAGTAAAAGTTATAGCTGTGATGAATAACCCTAGTCTCTCTGACCAAGATAAATACAATTTCGTAATGGCGGAGGTTAAGCTGCAAAAAGCTAGGAAAAAGCTTGCGGAAAGGGAGCTAGAGAGCTTCCTTGATCCGTATGACTGCACTGATCCGGTTGTTAAGTTGTATAGGGAAATGTTAATCAATGCAACTGAAGAAGCTTTTAGATTATTTCCGTACGTAGAGAGGGTTACTGGGAAAAAATTTGGCATGTTAGATTTCCTTAATATGTAACCATCTCGGTTCTTTGAACACTACTCGCCCTCGGGTGAGTAGGCGTTCATTCAGCTCTTGCCAAATCGCTTGCTTGGGAATGGTTTCACAATCGTAATACACCTCACGCACGTTCTTTAAATCACCATGGCCTGCGGCATTGTTTGCCATAATGCTGGCAAGCCCTGCGGGTACACGGTGCATGTTAAGAATGTCTTGCTGGGTGACTTCTTTGATCTTGTCGTATTCATCCCGGTTGCCAAAATCCCCAACGGGGAGCAGCTGAACACGGTCTTTGGTGTAGCCAGGTTTGCCCGAAATGGTGGATTCCATGTTGAGGAAGAGTGAACGATGGTTGCCGGGTCCTTTAGATTGGACAATGGCTTGTTCTATGTCGTCGGCTTTGTCATCGTCCAAATCAAACGTAACCAGTATATAGCCCGAATGCGCGCCATTCAGGTAATACTTACGGCGGAAAAGGGTAGCGGCTTCACCAAGTAAAATACTGTGTATGCCTGCAAAGTAGGTTGGCACACCATAGATGGCTTGGCGAATGTCACCGCCGTTTAGATGAATTATGTCGCTGGCGGGGTACTCAAGAAAGCTGCCATCGGATTGCAGCAAAAAATAGTTGTCGTCGGTGCCGACTCGAACATTAATGGCCGGGAGGCGAACGTAACGATTAATGCCGCCTAGCCAATTTCGAATCGCTAGGAAATAGGCATTGTCGAACACTTCAAAGTCTTTAAAGGCTCCCCTAAATTCTGCTCGAGTAATCATTGGGTTATCTTGCACGCTGGCCAAGAGTTGGTTTTGTTTAAACTCCAACACGCTGGCGTGGGTACCATTGGCATACAGGGTTTTGGCGAGTCCCGCTAGGCTCACCGGTGGCAGGTACCAATAGCCATTCATATCGGCAAACACGCCGAGATAATCACCTATTTGGTTGCCTAACACCGGTTCTGGGTCCCCAAAGCTAAAAGCGCGAGTTTTGCTCTTTTTCTTTTGGGGCATGAGTCCACCGTTCATAACGCTGGTATACAGACGGTCTACTCGTTGGCGTGGTTTTGTTGTGTTCATCATATTGTCCTTCATCCAATTGCAACCCGCGCTTTACTGATTTTCTTTCCGGGCTTTTTCGATTTAACAAACTGTCTTTCGGCTTGCATGGCGTGGAACACGGCCCACGCTAAGTCGGCATGGCCTGTACTGCTGTTGCGTGCGGCACCGTATGTGATGGAGCCATTTGGTGTGGTGATTTGGTGAATCATCATGAGTGACTGAGAAAGCTCTTTGTTGCCCATGTCGTATTCAAAACGTCCACCGTCAATGAGTCGTTTACCCCTTGTGACCAGGTCGGTTTTTTCGGACACCGAATAGAAAATAGGGACGACATGCTTAAGCTTTAAATCCAAGCAGCATTGGAAGGTGTCGTGACCTATGCCGGTCACATCGATACCACACCAAACCACATTGAAGCGTTCGTATATCTCGGCAATACGGGCGGCTTGGTATTCTGAGGTAATGCCTTTGAATTGATGCGTTTCAATGACGCGCCATTTCTCGGCCAGTGTGCGTGGAATTTCCAGTACCACCAAAGCGGCATTGTCTCGGACTCGGCTGGGGTCATAGCCAATGGCAACAGGGCGAAGGAATACAGGATTGTCGCCATCAAAATCCACGTCTTTCCATTTGCTGAATGCATCGACCATGCATTTCTGTAATGTGCTGAATGGAAACACGCTTTCGTTGTCGTCCACGAACTTACAACCAAATAGGTTTTCGTAGTCCGCTTTGCTGTATTCCGCTTTCAGTTCGTCAATATCGAATAGATCACAGCCCATACGCTCCGCATCTTCCACGGTCACAAGATGACGCCATATTTTGTCGCCGCCAAGAGAGCCTTGTTTTAAAGTGGCGTCTGTTAGGTCTATCTCAACTTTGCGTGAGCGGTTTTTGTTGAATTTCTCACCGCTCCAGTGTTCATAAGCGGGGTGCTGCAAGCTAGACGGCGTAGAGAAGTAAGTACGTCGCCATTTCTTATGGGCAGCCATACCGGACGCCAGCTTTTGCAACTTGGCGTAGCCGTGAATCCAAAACACTTCGTCCACATACAAATGGCCGTGGTAGCCCTGTGCTGTGCTGGAATTGGTTGATAAGAAATACAGTGTGGCCCACGTCTTACCGTCTTTGGTTAGCTCGATGGAATCTTGGCCTTTTAGCTCAATCTCAAAAGTGTTGCGTGCAAAGGCTTGAATATACGCTTTGAAAATTCGTGCCTGGTCTTTTGAAGCGGATAAAAAGACTTGGTTTTCACCGTTCTTGCATGCGTCCTCAAAGGCTTCCCATGCAAAGTAGTAAGTTGCGCCGATTTGGCGTGATTTCAGAATGAAGCGGTTACGACGTAAGTCAGGATCATGCGCAACTGCTCGCCATAGTTTTTGATATTCAAATAGGTTTTCAGCCGCCCATGTATCGAATTTAGACAGGTCTATATTGCTAATGTCATTCTTGGGCGAGGCTTTCTTTTTCCCGCGTCGATTATTGCGGCGTTCTGCGCCGGCTACCGCATCGGGCTTACCATCGGCAATGGCCTTGGCTTCGGCCATGATCTTTTCGGCTTTTGCTAGGTCTTGTCGCAAGGTACCAAAGGTGCGACACAGCGCATTTAACTCTTGGATTTCTTCTTTGGTCTTATTTTCTCGATTAGTTAACGTGCTAATGCGGCGTGTAATTTCGATTTCTGCCGTGTCGAAGGCGAGCAGTTCTTTCCAGTTAAATTTCTCAATCCAGCCATAAACGGTTCTTTCTGAAACATTAAGGCGAGCCGAAATCTCCGCGGGTTTATGAGCGCGGATATACAGCAGTCTTGCATATTCAATAACGTCTTGAGAGTGTGCCATGGCGCCATATTAGCTGCCATGAAAGCCAGCAATAACGCTAATAAATACAAGCCATTGTGATAATGGCGTTATCGCAATTTTTCGGATTTTAGCCGCTGGATTGGTCGTGTCTGGCTGCTTATCGTTGCAATCACAGAGTGTTTTAACTGAGTGATAGGAACGGGAAAAGGGCGAAAAATGGCAAAGTCTTCTAAGTGGTTCAAAGTGGCAACGTCTGGTCCCACTGTGGATGGTCGCGAGATCAAAGAGCAGTGGATTAAAGACATGGCCGAAACTTATGACACGGACGAATACACCGCCAACATTTTTCAAGATCACTACAGTTGGTATGGCAATTATGGCCAAGTGGTAGCGCTTAAAGCTGAGAAAGATGCAAAAGGCCGTTTGTGTCTTTTTGCCCAGCTACAACCAAACAAGATGCTATTGGCGCTGAATCAAGCAAAGCAAAAGCTATTTAGCTCTATTCGAGTGATAGAAGACTTTGCAGACACAGGCAAAGCTTATCTCATGCATCTCGCCATTACTGACGAGCCAGCCAGCCTTGGTACAGAGCAACTTTCCTTTAGCCAAAATGGCGAACACTCACAAATTTTTTTAAATGAAGAAAGCCAAACGCTGAGCTTTGATAACCAACCCTCAGACGAAGAGTTGGAAGCGGAGGTCAAAAAGCGTCCAAACCTTCTTCAGCGTTTATTCAAACTATCCCCAGCACAGGAAGATGAACCCATGACAGAAGCAGAAAAAGCCGCTTTCGAAAAGCTGCAAACCGAGTTGGCTGAGTTTAAAAACCAGCTTGACGCACTCACGCCAAAAGATGAGCCAGCGGATGACGACGTGCCAAACGAATTCGCGGCAGAAATCAAAGCGCTAAAAGACAAAATCACGGCGCTTGAAGACGAAAAGAAAGCCTTTTCAGAGCAAGCCGAAACGCTAAAAAACCTAACAGAAAGTTTCGCAGCACTGCAAGACGACTTTGCCAAAGCGATGAAAGACAAAACCGAAGCTCCGCCAAAAGGTACGGGGGAAACAGAAACCACATTTGAGATCGTTTAAGCGGTCAATCATTGGGTAAGCGTCTGGGGAGCCGCTAAAAGAGAATCTTAAATAGGAAACGAAAATGGCTAAAACATTGCTATCTCCACAAGGTAAAACCCGCTTAAAGGCGTATCTGAATCAGGTGTACGCAGCGGTTAACGCGGCCGTTGGCGAAGAGTTTGAAGTAGAACCGTCTGTTCAACAGCGTCTTTATGAAAAAGCGGCCGAGCATGGCGCGTGGTTCTTAAAGTTGATCAACGTTGAAACGGTAGCGCAAATCAAAGGTGAAAAAGTGGGGTTGGCGGTTTCGGGATTGCTAACCAAACGAACCAATACGGATAGCAATGACCGTAAAACGTCCAGCGTCGTCAGTGAAAGTAAGTCCGGCTATGAATGTCAGTTTACCGAAGTGGATGTACATATCACGTACAGCAAGCTCGATAAATGGCGCAACCGTACACCGCAACAATACGCAGAGTTGTATTCCAGTATTTATCGCAAGGCCATGACGGATGATCGTATCCGAATTGGTTGGCATGGTACGTCCATTGCGGCTGAAACCGATCCAGAAAAGAACCCGAATGGCGAAGACGTCAACAAAGGTTGGATTCAAAAAGTGCGTGATGAAGCGGCAGAGCAAATTGATGAAGACGGTTTGACCTTTGGGCATATGGATGCGGACATGCGCAACTTAGATGTGGTTGTGGAATCGGCTAAGCAGATGATTCCAGAACACTTGCGTGATGATTCCCAATTAATGGCTTTTGTGTCCTCTGATTTGATGGCGGATTATCGCTTGAACAGTTTGGCCGCGAATGGTGATCAAGCCTCAGAAAAAGTTCTAGTAAACGACAACAAAGTGATGGCGGTATTTGCTGGACTAAAAGCCGTTACACCACCGTTTTTCCCTTCCGGTACCGTGATTGTGACTTACCCAGAAAACCTTTCCATTTACCTGCAAGAAGGGTCGTTGCGTCGTCATATCAAAGACAACCCAACGCGTAGCCGAGTGGAAGATTACAACTCTGAAAACGTGGATTACATCGTTGAAGAGCCTGAAGCCATTGGCATCATTACTAATGTTACCCAATACGAAGAAGCAGAAGCAGAAGCGGAATAACACGTTTTGGTTTAACAAATGGCATTTGGCTTTGTTCAAGTGCCATTGATTAAACCCATACAAATGGAAACCAGCATGAACTTGATTAAAAAACGCCAGATGGATCGATTGGCGAACCTGAACAAGCAAAAGGGCGCGCATAAAAGTGAGGCCAAAGGCGGTAATGCTAAGCCAAAAACTGTGTCGAAGTTACGCAAACAGTTGCAAAAGAAAGCTGAAGTAAAAGTGGTCGATACACCAGCCGATTCGACGGGTAGTGATGGTTCAGAAGCTGATCTAAAAAACTTAAAAGACGATGTCAGCGACCTTGAAAACCGTGTTGACGATGCTGAGTCCGAAATCCAAGCGATTAAAGAAAAACTGGATGATGAATCGGACTTTGTGGGGAACCCTGAACTGGAAACCCACAAGCAAATGTTGGTTGGTTTGATGGATGAAGTAACCAGTGTGGAAGACATTGAAGAGCGAGCACCATACAAAGCGGAAGCAATTAAACGCTTGGAAGATTTTGTGAACGGCTTTGTTTCATCCGGTGCTCGTTATCCAAACATTGTCGCGGTGTGGGTAATGATCTGGCTGTTTGACCTGAAAGACATTGGCCGCGCTATGCCACTGGCACTTCATTTGGTCTCACAAAAAATTCAGCTAATGCCTGGTCGTTTCAATTCGAACATTGCCACCTTTGTTTGTGATCAGGTGTATGACTGGGCCAAAGCTCAGTTAGATGCTCACAAGTCATCGGGGCCATACCTTGAGCAATTAATTGAAGCCATGGAAGCCGAGAAGTGGGAACTGAACAAAGTCGTCAAAGGGAAGATGTATGTCATCTACGGCAAGCATTTAGACGCCTTAGCAGAATATGAACCGGCGCTTAATGCTTATGAAACCGCAATGGACATTAACCCACAGGCGGGTGCCAAAAAGCGCATTCGTGAGTTACAGGCAAAGTTAAAACTATAACGACTCCCCCACCAACCATCAACAGCGGTGGCGGTTTGGCTGCTAGTCAGTCCATTACCAAAACCGGATGGTTGGTGTTTTAAACAAACTGGAGCTTGAGCGTGAGTTTAAACGGTAAAGCAGATAGCAGCGCAACAGATACCGAAATCGAAAACCCAAATGGGTTCTTTCCAGATATTAGTGTGCGCGTATTTATTGAAACCTATCGCTTACCAGATGAGTACGACGAAGCCCCAATGGTATTTGAGCTGAATAATGCCATTCGACATGTGAATGAAGAGTTATTGGACTTTGTGCTGATTTTGCAAAGCGTGAAAGACGCGGAGAGTTTAGCTGAAGTGAATGCCGAATTGGTGCCAGCGTACAAAGCGGCTGTTATGGGGTGGGCACGTTCAGCATTGATTAAATACTTTGAAACTGTTGGACGAAAAGCGGCAGCAGAAATACAAGGCGAGCGTAACGAGATCATTGTGACGGAATGGAAAGGAGATGCCCAACGCAACATAGATTGGATTGCTAAGCGTCTTCTACTGATTGCGGAAGCGCATGGTGCTGTGCCGAAACGCCGCAAGTATGCCGATGGTTTTAGGGCATCAATATTATGAAAAAAATGGCCGCGTTACGCGAGTTTTTAGAATCAACCCATTGTTTCCGTAAGGAGCAATTTGATGCATGGGTGGAAGAGTTAGAGCAAATCACGCGTGGTCGCTTTGATGGTAACAGCGTGTTGCTTTACACCATGGAATACAGAGCGGTGTTTTCGATTGAGCGTTTTGCCTACACAAAATATCCGATTGAGGTTTTGCATGCTCGCTTGATTACCTGGTTAGCGGATAACGATGACCGCAATGCCATGAAAGAGCCAGAACCAAAAGTGGTGTTCGATGTGTTGGATAACAGTACAGCAGACGTTGAGATTACGTTGATGTTTGAAGAAGACGTGTACATCTCACCCAGTTATCAGGGAAACATTGAATACAACGGCCAGAAATGGGCGCTAGTCCATTCTGCTCATGATGTGGCTGAGTCGTTTGATTTGATGGGCGTTAATGAATAGCAGCGGCCTACAAGCATTCTGGCGCGGCGAACATGCCATTAATGCAGAATTGCAGATGTTGAGATTACCAAGACACAGAAAAAAGCGAGCTCTTGATCAAATGGGACGTGAAGTAAAAAAGCAGTCCAGAAAGAACGTAAAAAATCAAAGTAGCACGCAAGGCAAAAGGTTTAAGCAAAGGCGTAAACCCAGAACACGCAAAGGGTTGATGTTAAGTGGCTTGGTAAAGGGCGCGAATATTCGTCAAAGAACGAAAGGCAACGCCATCACCGTTGGGTTTAAAAATGCGCAAATGGGCCGAGTAGCCAATGAGCACCAAGAAGGCATTACACGAACCTTTAATGCCAGAAAGATGAGCGAACAACAAAAAGCGGATTGGCGAACTGAGCCAGCAAGTATGGCGCAAGCAAATGCCATTATGCGGTTTGGGTACCGTTGGCGAGAGCGAGATAAGGATGGCAAACGAAAGAAAATTAGCCGTCGATACATCGTTGAGAATCTAACGAAGTGGCAAGCGCTCGGACTTTTAAACGAACTGAAGCATGGCAAGGGTGGAAGAAAAGGCGGAGTAAAAAGCTGGCAAACAGTATTGCCGTCCCGCGAGTTCTTTTCCAACGACACGCAATGGGTAAAACAAATGGCGCATGACGTCATGAAAGCAGAACTAAGCAGAGGCAAATAACATGGCATTAGGCAGCGTTAGCGTTAGCAGTCAGGACAATGGAAACGGCGATTTTACTAGCGCTGAGAACCAATTTTTATTCATCGGGTTGGCCGGGAAAAACGCGGGGACGGTTCAGTACATCGACCAAACAACAGACTTGGACGAAGTGTTAGGCGTGAATGCCAGCAAGCTCAAAACGACCATTCAAAAAGCAAGACAGAATGCCGGCACAAACTGGACGGCCATTGCTATGCCAGTGGGTACCGCTGGTGAATGGCAAACCTCGTTCGATTCCGCAATGGCTAATAACTTGGTGTGTGAAGCGGTTGTGGTGACAGACCCAGTGACGACACAAGAAGAGTTAGACGCCATGAATGTGGCAGTGGTGAACGCTGAAAATCAGTATGGCCGATATCTTCATTGGTTTGCTGTGACATCGGTTATGGATGCCTCAACAACATGGGCAGATTTCATTGCCAGCTTTGACGAATTGCAAGACGGCGTAGCAGCGCCTTCTTTGTCTTTGATACCAGAAGTGTTTTCAGGCTGGTTGGGTACTTACTGTGGCCGCTTGTGTCATGAAGATCAATCCATTGCGGATTCGCCAATGCGTGTGGTCAGCGGTGCCATTGTGGGTTTATCCACGTTACCAGTGGATAAAGACGGTATTACTTTCAATATGAGTCATGCAAAAGCACTGAACGATGCCCGCGGAACTGTGCCACAAGTGTATGCCGATTATGACGGTATCTATTGCAGCGATGGTATGACGCTGGCACCTGAAGCCAGTGATTTTGCAGTGATTGAAAATTGTCGTGTAGTGAATGTGTGTAAGCGAGAAGTACGCATTTTAGGTATTAAGAAGATTGCGGATCGAGGGTTGAACAATACACCCACGTCGGTTGCGGCTCATGAAGCCTATTTTATGCGTCCACTGATTAATCGAAGTAAATCCAGTTTTGTCGGGAAAAATACGGTACCAGGTGACGTAAAACCACCGCAAGACGGTGATGTCGCCATCACTTGGAAAAGCAGAACAAACGTAGAGGTGGGGCTGTTGATTCGACCATATAACAGCCCTAAAGCCATTGCTGCGACAGTGGCATTAGAACTAAGCAATGAGGTGTAGAAATGCCACATCATATTTCTGGAATGGATGTAAACGTGTCATTGGGTACGTCATTGATCAATGTGAAGCAGTTTACGCTCAACATTGAAGACGGTGTCAAAGCCGTGACGACCCGGGGCGTGCCGCATGGCCATGTAAACGGCACATTGTCGGCCAGCGGTGAAATCACGCTGGATACTGAAAACTTTAACCGTGTGATTGAAGAAGCTCGCAAGGTTGGGTCGGTCCAGCAACTAGGTACATTTGACATCATCGGGCTTGGTAAAACGGTTGATCAATCCTTAAAGACAGCAGCTTACGGTTGCAAGTTGAGCATTAGCAAGTTGTTAGATGCCAGCGGTGATGGCGGCGACAAACTGGAGCATACCATTCCGTACACGGTAACCGATTCGCGCTTTGTTGAAATCAACGGTGTGCCTTATGCGGATCAAAACTTCATCGAGACGTTGGGGCTGTAGATGAAGATTAAGTATCTGGTTGTCCACTGTTCTGATACGCCAAATGGCCGAGAGACAACGGCAGAAGACATTCACCGTTGGCACTTGGAATGCGGCTGGGATGGGATTGGTTATCACGCAGTCATCAAGCTAGATGGTGACATCGAAGCGGGTCGCCCAGTGTATTGGCAGGGCGCTCATGCTGATCCATACAACCATGAATCATTGGGTGTTTGCTTGGTGGGTAGAGACAAATTTAACGACGAGCAAATGCGCTCACTAGAAGGTTTGTTTTTGGCCTTACATGCTGAATACCCAGAGGCGCAGATCGTTGGTCATTGCGATTTAAACACACACAAAACCTGTCCTAATTTCGATGTGAAAGCGTGGTGGGCAGAGGTGAAAAAACGGAGTCTGGATTGATGAGTATTTTAGGCGGTTTGAAAAGCTTATTTACAGGTGAAAGCGGAATTGTGTCATCGATTGCAGGGTTGGTAAAAGACTACTTTCCGCCGGATTTATCGCCAGATAAAAAAGCGGAGTTGGAAGCAAAGCTTCGTGATTTTCAATTGCAAGCACAAAGGCAAGTTGATGACGCAACAAGTGAAGCCGAGAAAAATTTAACTCAACGAATTGCAGAGCTAGAAGGTACGGCGAGCGATTTAAAAGCCATTCCATTTTTCGGTCCGGTAATGATTTTCTTGCGTGGCTTGCAGCGTCCTGTATGGGGCTTTGCCACCTTATACATGGACTTTATGTGGTTTGCAGAGTGGACAACATTGTCGCAAAAGCAAGAAAGCGCGCTGATGGTAATTAACGTGTTAGTGCTTGGCTTTTTGTTTGGTGAGCGTGCGATTAAAAATGTGATGCCGCTGATGACTAAGTTTTTTGAAGTCAAAAAAGGGTAGGTGTTTATGGAGCTGTCACAAGCAGAACTGACCATCGTTATGTTTATTTTGTCGGCTGTTGTCGGTGGCTTGGGCGGCTTCTTGGCATTTTTATTCAATCGAATTTCAGCAAATGAACGCGGCCTGATGCAGCACAAGATAGATGCAGCGGAAAAGTACGCTCATAAAAATGAGATTAATGATCTGGCCGGAAGGCTTGAACGGAAAATTGAAGACCTTTTTAAGCAGGTCTATGACGCTAAAAAATAGGGGGAAGGTATGTCTGAAGCACAAGTGATCGCGGTAACGATTGGAACAGAGAACTTTGAATTCACGGTGACCAACCGAGAGTACAACAAGTTTGTAGATTCGATGGCGGGCGGCAAGGTGACAATGGGAGCTTATAACTTATTGTCCAACACGGTTAAGCAAGAGCAGCACGCGACTCTAAAAAGCATGCTGGTCGATGGCAACAACAATCCAAAGTCTACTTTGGTCATGGAAGCCGTGGGAGTCATTACCGAAGACTTTACCAGCGATTTACCAAAAGTGGTAAAGATGCGAGCGAGTTCTGCAAATTCATCGAAAGAAACGGATTTGAGCAACTCGTAACACTCAGAATGCGCCATCTACCACATGCTGATGACTCGTTTGAAAACTTAGGTCGAGCATTGTGGTTAGAAGGGCGTGAATTGGAAAGAAACACGGCAGCCATAACAAATGGCATTAATAAGGCTTTTTCAGGGTAGGTGAAAAATGGCGCGAGGGTTAGACAGGTTGATGCTGACAATCGGTTTATTGGATCGCATTACTGCGCCCATGAAAGGCATTCAGCGCACCATTAAAAATGTAACGGATAACTCCCGCAAAGCCTTTATGAATACTGCAGCGGGGGTAACTGCGTTAATTGCAGCATCAACCTCTTTTGCTTCCACGGTCAACCCGGCAAATGACATGAACAACGCGCTGAATGAAGTGCGCTCGTTGGAAGTGGCAGATCAAACACTGGCTCGGCTTAATCAAGCGGGGCTCAAATATTCGATTGAGTTTGGTGACCAAGCAGCCGGTTATGTGCGTTCTGCATACGATATTCAATCGGCCATTGATGGTTTAGTGGATAACGATTTGCCGCGGTTCACTACGGCTGCCGGTACGTTGGCAAAAGCCACAAAGGCAAATGTAACCGACATTACCAGTTACTTCGGTTCTATGTATGGCATTTTTAAGCGCCAAGCCAATGAAATGGGCAAGGGCACTTGGGTAGAAATGTTGGCGGGACAAACTGCGAAAGCGGTGCAGATGTTTAAAACAACGGGGCCAGAAATGTCGGCCGCGTTCGAATCCATTGGAGCGGATGCCGCCACTATGGGGGTAAAACTTCATGAGCAAATGGCGGTATTAGGGACGTTGCAAGCCACCATGAGTGGTTCAGAGTCCGGTACAAAATACGGCGCTTTCTTGGAAGGGCTGGCCAATGCTCAGGGTAAGTTGGGTTTGAGTTTTACTGACGAAAGCGGTCAGCTACTTCCGATTGTTGAAATCCTTGAAATGATTAACACCAAAACCAAAGGGCTCAATGCATTAGAAGTGCAAGATGTACTTAGTAGCGCGTTTGGGTCCGATCAGGCGGTGTCATTCATTAAGTTAATGTCGAATGACATTGGCAAGCTTAGCAGCGATATAGACAAGCTAGGCAACATAACCAGCATGCAAAAAGCCATTGATATGGCTAAGGCCATGCGTGATCCGTTTGCACAGGTGGCAGCGGGTATTCGAGGTGTATCTATCGCGGTTTGGCAAAAAGCATTACCGGCTATTAATCCATTTATTGATTCCATTACAAGCGCCACTTTGGTGATTGTGGAATGGACAGACAAATACCCACATCTAACTAAAGTCATTGGTTTGGCGGCGACAGCATTCATTGGCTTTGTGGCCATCGCTGGCTTGATGAGTATTGCAATTGGTTTGGCCCGATATGCCATGGTAGGGCTGACGATGCGCTTTATCATCGTTAAGCCCATTGTTTGGGGGGCGCAATTAGTGATGAAGGTATGGACTGCCTCACTGTGGTTAGCAAGAACAGCCTTATTAGCATATGTGCTTTATGGTCCTGCGTTGGCCGGTGTTTTTATGGCTATGAAGACGGGAATACTAACAAGCTTGCCAGCTATTTGGGCGTTTACGGCGGCTTTATTGGCGAATCCATTAACTTGGGTCGTGGTGGGTGTTGTCGCATTGATTGCCGCGCTAGTTGCTTTGGTTGTTTATTGGGATGACGTGACTGCAACGGTTAAGCGTTTCTTTTCTGGTATGTCGGCATTGGCCAATACTACGATATTTGAGCCCATTCAACAGTGGTGGGGAGATTTTCAAGTCTGGCTTGGTTCCGTGTCGTTCATGCCTGAATGGGACTTACGGATTGATTTGTTCGAATCCATTAAGCAGTGGTGGGTCAATTTCAAAAACTGGTTAAACACCCTTGATCCGTTCGCATTTCTTGGTGACAAGGTGGATTGGCTGAAACAAAAGCTAAGTTGGATACCGGGTATTGATGTTGAAAACAGTACCTCACAAGAAGTGGTGTCGAAAGCCGTTAGTCACTCTGAAACAGTAAACAGCATGGTGTCTCTGCCAGGGACAGGTTCTAGCCAAAGCAGTGGGGAATCTGGCGGGTTGTTTCAATCCATTAGCAATATGTTTGGTGGTTCTAAGAAGTCGGTTCAAGTAGACAAGATAGAAGTAAACAACCATGGCCAAGGTGTGCGTGGTGACGAGCTTATGTATCAATTGGAAATGGAAGCGGGCTAATGGCGAGCATTGATTTATTAATCAAAGATGATGATTTGGATTTGTCCGCTATTGGCGAGCCGCTTTTGGTGTCGGGTGGGGATTGTGTCGCACAAGACTTGCGCCACATGATCCGTGAAAAAGCCTATGCATTCAAACTGATTGGTGAACGCAACCCAACTACCATTTCCGCGCTATGCACAGACATTGAAATCCAAATGGAAAATGATGAGCGCGTTTACCCAGGTACAGCCAGTGTTGCATTAAATGGTGATTCGTTAATGTGTGAAGCGCAAACCGTCTTCGGTGAGCGCATTACGGTGACGGTATGACAACTGACTTTGAGCAGGTATTGGTTGATAACGGAGTACCCACAACGGAACAGGCCATAACGGCAGAGTTTCGAACGGTTCTTTCTGAGTCGGGATCGACCATTGCTAACAACTCTGATTATTCACCATTTTGGCGGCTTATTTCTGCGATAGCCACAAAGCCTGTGCAGTCGCTTGTGCAATTACTGATTAGAAATGTCATGCCGCAGTTTTTCTTAAAAACAGTGGGTGAATCCTTTATTGAGCTATGGGGAGATAGTTATAACTGCCCACGTAAGCAAGCCCAGTTTTTGAAAGGCCGCGTCGTATTTACGCGAAGTAATACGGCGGGAGCTTTCAATGTTCCGGCTGGTACCGTGATTTATACCGATTTAATCAATAACACCATTTACAGGGTGATGACCGATGTAGATGCCGTATTTGAAGACGGTGAAGCGGGTTTGATTGTGTCCGTTACATCGGAAACGGCAGCAACGGCATATAACCTAGAGCCAGGTTATTTTTCAAATTGTGATTTGGACGGAATCAGTGTTAACAACCCTGATAATTGGATTGATAAAGTCGGGGCGGATTTGGAAGACATTGAAGATTATCGGCCCCGTATTCGTAACGCATTCAATACGCTAAGTCATTACCACACGGACGGCGTTTATAAGTATTTGATTTCATCTTGGGTAGGAGTTAGTGAGCAAAATATCTGGTTTCAGCACGACGCACCACGAGGACCAGGTACCGCCAATGCTTACATATTGTTTGAGTTAAATGCGCCAGCGCAAAGCTACCTTGAAACCATTAACCGTCAGATTTCTACGGAAGGCTACCACGGCCATGGTGATGATTTAATCGCGTATGCCATGCCTGAAACTGAGCATGATTTAACGGCCACAGTGTATTTTTCGGACACGTTATTAGATGAAGAAAAAGAAGCCAAAAAAACGGTGATTTACAACGCGATTTACGCGGCTTTTCGTGGGAATGCTGCCTATCAGATGACGAAAACAGAGCCCTTTTCTCGCTTCTCATTTACCAATTTGGGTGGGGAGCTTTTTGATTTAGTAGAGGGCTTAGAAGATGTGGAATTTAGTCTTACCAGTATTGTGTCTGAGCTGGCCATTCCTCGTTTAAGTTCGCTAAGTGTGGTCGAGGGCTGAGCATGGAAAAGTATTCGTTACCGGTTTGGATGCGACAAGGCGAAAAAGCAAAAGCACTGAAAGCGGCGTTTGATGCATGGTGGGGCAAAGTTGAAAAGTGGCTACAGGTACCGCTCGATCAAATGGATGCGGAAACGTGCCATTCAGCATTACTGAAGTATTTGGCTTTCCAAAAAGACGTAAAGCGTTTTTCGAATGAGCCTGAAGAGCTATTTAGAAAGCGAGTGAAATTTGCGGAACAAAACGCTATGGACGCAGGCTCAAAAGCGGGTTTTATCGCCATTTTTGAGCGTTTGGGAATCGGTTTTTTAGAGATGAAAGAAAGAGAAGATGCCGAAAGTTGGGATGTTATTTCTCTTCGTCTAAGTGATTCACAGATAGCAAGTAATATCGATTTGCTGAGCTACATCATTCAACAGTATGGGCGTACATGCCGCCGATATGAGTTGACAGTGCTAACACCGGTTGAGCTTGGCGTCAGTGTTATTGAGGTGGGGTATTCATGGCACCTTGATGTGGCTAAGCAAGTTGTTGAGCCGTGGGGAGCACAAGTGATTTTGAAGGATATTGATATTGGTCACTCATGGAACCTTGATGTGGCTAGTATCTGATTAAAAAGAGAGAGTTGTTATGGCATTTATTACGATTGATGGACAGAACCACATTGCCAAGAAACAGGGCGATAAAGAACAGCTAAACATTACTAGCTTTGTACTTGCGAACGTTCCGAATCTTGGTTCCGAACCTGCCACGCGAATAGAGACAATACCAAATAGCTATGTGGTTGATCAGTTACCAGTGACAAAGTCGGGTTATGTAAATCCGAATCAGGTGGTTTATTCACTCGTAATGGGATCAAACATTGGGAGCTATGAGTTTAACTGGGTGGGGTTAGTTGATGATGATGGCGTTTTAATAGCGGTCACTTATATCCCTTTAACCACAAAAACGAAAAATGATGGTGCAAAAGCAGGTAACACATTTACACGTAACTTTTTGATTTACTACACGGGGATTCAGCATACCACCTTAGTGAATGTGCCTGCCGAAACTTGGCAAATAGATTTTAGTACCAGATTAAGCGGCATCGACGAACGCGAACGCCTCTCCAATCTGGACATATATGGCCATGAAGGCTTTTTGGGCGACGGCTGGAAAGTAACCGGATCGGCAGGAACATATAACGTGGTTTCTGGTGTCGGCTACGTGGGCGGTATTCGCATCAAAAACGCAGAAGCACAAGAAATCACAACTACGACTTTCCCGAATGAAATTTGGTTAAACGTGAGTCTGCAGGGTGACATTTCAGACATGACCGCTGTGACTGAGTTTGTGATTGATACAGGACCGTTCGATGACTATGTCGATGCAAATAACTATGGTCATCACTTAGTAAAACTGGCAACACTAGATTCTAATGGTCGAGTGACTGACAACCGTATTATCTATGAAAATGTTGCTCAGCATGAAGCGAAAGACGACCCTCACCATCAATATAAAGTGTATGCAGAAGAGCAAGCCAACAAAGCGCTTTTGGATGCTGCAGAAGACGCGAAAGCGAAAATGGAGCTATATGGATACGGAACATCTGGTTCCAGTTTGCCAAAGATTGAAGATTTTGACACGTTGTTAGTCGGTGATTTGGCGAATGGTCAAATATTAAGATTCGATCAGGGTTCTCTTAATGCGCCGGCTTCTGGTATTGGTGTGGTTAGTGTGAAAATGTATACATCGACTGGGGGGAGCATTGAGTTAGATTATCATCAACTTAATCGTCGGTTTATAAGGTTTGTTACTTCTAATGTGTGGTCTAACTTTGTAGAGGTGATGACGACAAAGGGTAAAGCGGAGCATGATGATGTTTCGAGTGGTTCGAATTCTAATTTGTATGTTACTCCAAAATCATTGTTTGATGCTGGGGTTAAATCTGAGCTAGGCGTAGAGCAAGATCTTAAATCAGTTAGCTATAGTTTAAATACTATATATCAAAATCTAGGTAAAAAAATGAAAGGTTTTTGGATATATTTTGAAACTATTAGTACAGCAGTAAATGATGCTGTTGAGATCACAGAAGATCCAGACGATTCAGAAAGTTGGCATGCAGTGGCTAGGCGTAGTCAGAACTCAGAACTAAATACACTAATTGTTATTCCTGTTGGTTATTTCTTTCGAATAAAGACGGCATATAAATCAATTTCGGAGATTTCGTAATGGAGTATAGATTTTTTAAAAGTGCGAATGGAGATATATATTCATATGAAAAAGGTGTTCTGACAGTAGGGGAAAGAGAGGATGCTATAGCTTCATTAGAATTGACTATTGCGCAAAGTGATGAGTCAAAAAAGTTGAAATTGGCTAAAGCAGCATTAAATGAATCTAGTGATGCTGATTATTTGGAAAAGTTAGAGCGAGTAGCGGCAGCGGAGTTGTTGCTGAATTCTAAGCCTGAATTAGTAGAGTTAGAGCAAGTAATGTCTTCTAAATGTGTTAAGTCAGGTTTGGTTGAGCTATCTGAAATGGAGTTAATCTCTCATCTGAATTCGTCAAAAACGGTCGATGATCAAATATCACTAGCAAACACGGAATGTACACGACGCATTAATGAACATTGGAACCAAGTCGGTCAAATTAATGCTTCACTTGGTATCTATGGTGAAGAAGACACAGCCGCATGCGCTGCATGGATTTCAGCAAATCGTGAAGCATTAATCGCATTGTTAGACCGTGATGATCTTACTGAAATCGATGTATCAGACGATCAATACTGGCCGAGTTTTGAAGGCTAGAGTGAATGATCATCCTTTCCTTAAATGGTACCCAAATTAAAGGTTATGGAATTAAGGTAGATTGTGAGTTCAGTCTGCCTGAATCCGATTTATCTGGAAAAAGCTCTTCTACAGCGACAGCCGAAGAAGGCGAGAAAGCATGCCGTTTGCGAGTATCGCTTAATATCAAGTATTCCGATGCCGACGACCTAAAAACTATTAAGTTACTCAGCATGGATAAAGACAACGACACAGGCACCAGAAAAATCTACAACATAGATAATCAGACCGCTAAAGCGTTTGCTATCAGACAAGTTAAGTTCTCAGACAAATTAACAGCAAGAGAGCTTGATGATGCTCAAGCCTGGTTAGTGTCCTTTGTGCTGATTGAGCATCAATCCATTTCCGAAAAAGTGGAATCGCTAAAAATCAAAGAGAATGAGCCAAAAGCGGTACCTGCAGATGAAAAGGTAATTTCAGAAGAAGCCAGTGCCACAACATCACAACCCACTTGGATAGAAAATGTTTTTGCATACCTAGACGAACAGTTAGCCGGCGAGGACTCGGCAACAGATGAAGTATGAGTACACTCTCAAAATCAATGGTGAAGCTTCAGGACTAATAGCTCATGATATCGTATTAGATTCTGGCATACCTGGTCGTGCTACCTTCACAATAAACGCAACCGATTCACCAAGTGGCATCGTACTATTTTCATTTAAAGTGAATAACGACCAGCAGCACAATCATTTCTATGGCTATATTGAACGAGCAACCAAAATCAGCAATGGTGTTTGGTCGATCTTTTGTCGTGAAAAAGCCAACGCCCTTGAACAGAGGGTACCACTATCACTTCGCAATAAAACACTAAAAGAAATACTGGATGAAGTGAAAAAGATCACGGGGGTTGGTTTCACAATTCCACAAGCAGACTACACAACCAAAGCCATTCCTTATTGCTTCAATACAGGGAATGGTTTTCACCTTCTGCAATCATTGGGCAACATGCTTGAGATTAAAGATTATCTTTGGCAACAGAGAAGGGATGGACTCATTTTTGTTGGCTCATGGTCCGATGGCCATTGGCCAAAGCAGCCAATTAACATTGCCAATAGCTTGTTTGACAAACAAAGCCCAAACCAAAGTGCTGAGATAATGGCAATACCAGGCCTAAGGCCAAACTTCATATTGAACGGGACCAGATTAAAAAGCATTCGCATGATAGACGCAAAAATGGTGGCTTCATGGAAAAAGTGATCGAACGTGTTTTAATGCGTAAATACCCAGAACTGAAAAGTGGTTGGCACTTGCCAATGTGGGCAAAAGTGACAGACATACAAAAGCCACTTACCGGACAAACTGCAACGGAAGAAGAGCCAATATACACAGTATCGGTTCAACTACTGAAAGAGAGCGGGGAAGAAGACAAAGACGTTCCAGTAATGGAAGACGTTCTGTTACCAGTTCCAGCCGGCGGTGAACAACGTGGCTTCTGGTCAAAGCCAAGTAAGGGAACCATTGTTGAATTGGCCTTTGCTTATGGATCACCAGCACACCCATTCATTCGTTCCATATTGCCACATGGTTTAAAGCTGCCAAACATAGCCGAGACGGATCAACGCTGGCAACAATCCGAAACCGGATACATGCAAGTGAATAAGGACAACGAGTGGGAAACCAAAGGAAAGAATAGCCTGACCGAGATTGAACAAGACCTAAAGTTCAAGGCAGGGCAACTAGCCGAAGTCATTGCCACCAAACACCATGCGGGTGACGACACAACAAACATTTATAGTTTGCTCCACGACCTCATGAACACCGTGGCAGACCTCGCCAAAATTGCAGGAACACACAACCACTCATACACGTGGAGCGATCCAGGTGGCGCGGCAACCACATCACCGCCTATGAACACATCCAGCTACACACAAAAAAGCGCGGAAGCCACAGAACAAGCGGCCAAGCTGCAACCACTACTCAAATAA